CGCGGCCTGTTTTGGCATAAGAGCGTAGAAATTTGCGCGACTGAGCAAAGGTAATGCGCTTGCGATCTGGGTGCTCGGGACCAGCCATCTCAAAAATGACGCCCGTTGGATCCCCGGTCGCCGGGTCCTTGACTTGGATTTTTGCAGACGCCACTTGGCGAATCGATTTCAGATTGAAACCTGGCATTGTGTATTTCCTTCGAGGGATTAGAAAGATTTGCCCGTGCTTGGTTCTGACGTGAGCAGTTAAGCCAGGCTGTCTTGGATTGCGATGGTTGAGGCTTCGTTTGCGGTACCCGCACCGCCTGCGGAATTCAGCAACGCCGTGAAGGGGTAGGTACGAACAACGCCACCTTCGCCGTCGGCCTTATCCGCGCCGCCAAGCTTCACGCGCGATAAGGAAAAGCTAAGGAACTCAGCGTTTGCATCGTTTGAGGTCGTCAAGGCAACCTGGATGCCAAGTTCTGATTCGGCAAAAAAGGCAGCTGGCAAAACGCCATCTTCAAAGTAGGCGGTGAATTGACCGGTGACTTTTACCCGTCCGGCAAACTGGGTGGAAATGGTGTTGGCACCCACTACAGGATCCCCAGAAAAGGAGGCATCCACATCAAAGTTCAGACCCGTTACCGAGGCGAGCGTTTGATTACCAATGCGCAAGACACCGTTGACCGCGGCAACTACGCCACTAGACGTGGCAGACGTTGGGCTTGTGAAATAACGGGCTGAGCCTGGCGTCTGGCCATGGTCTTTTCCGGAAACCGTCAGATCCAGTGTTGCCATACCCGTTGGGGGCAACTGCACCGATGCCTTTGTGAATTTGCAGCCAGAGAAAACCTCTGAGCGTGCAATGTCCGCATACCACTCTTCGATTGAATAGGATTTGTCGGTGTGGCCAGATAGCGGGATATAAGTTGTTTTGCCGGGCACTGACACGGTAGCGGCTGCAATCGGACCCTCTGCAACAAGTGCCGTGCCGTTTAAAACAATCACGCTCAGCACTAGTGCAGTCACGCCCGTCACAAACAGATTTTTATTTAAGTTTGCCGCGTTAAAGACACCTGCAGACAGGCGCACGACCTGACCGATTTTGATGCCGTCAGTCAGGAACGAGCCCGCTGCGCGCGTGACTGTGTAGGCTGGAGCGGTCCCGCCAACCGTAATGCTTGCACCAGCCACGGAGGTCACAGCAGCAAAATCTCGCTTGAGGATTGCGCCAAGGTACGCAGCATAGGAGCCTGGTGACAATTCACCTTTAAGGCTGCCGGCCACTTTACGCACACCGTGACGGAAATCTGCTGTTTGCAAATCAGTACGGATTTCGCTTGATTCGTACGTATCTTTCGTAAGGTTGAAAGACGCGTCAACGCGACGCAAAAGCTGTGCGCCAGTAGCCACCGGTAGCGTGCCGTATGTGACTTCTTCCTTAATTGATACTTGCTTAAATACACCGGAGGCCTGTGCCATGATATTTCCTTTAAAGTGCCAAGAGGCAGACGAAAAAAAACCGCCTCAGCAGCGGTATGGTTGCTCAACTATTTTTCAAAGCTTTATTCGTACCAGAGCGCCATAAAATCCTGCGAGCCGTACCAGACGTTTGCCTCGTTATCGCGTGTAATGGGCGCTTTGATATCGCGAATGATCCTCGCCACGTTCTTGCCCGCGTAGGCGCCGCTTTTAAGATTCATGGCGGCCATGACTGCGGCAAGGGTTTGTTCGACTGCGGCTGGCGTTATGGCAAGCGCGGTCACCTGGATTCGACTCTCTAATAGTTGGGGACCCGAGAGTGCATTCATCGTAAAGATCGGCGTTGTACTGATCGTTGAGTAGACAAGAGCTGGCATCGTGCAGTTTTGTGGCAGCACTGCCAGTGCGCGACGATCGCCGACAAGGGTGGTCACGCCGGCAACATTCAGAAGTGCAGCCGTGATGAGTTCTGCGCTCATCGCCTAGCCTTGGCTAGTTCTTTAGGCAAGCGCACGCGCAAGTAGTCGGCGAAGGTCGTGATCGCTTTGCCGCTTGCCTGATTAAAGGCGGGGCGCATAAAGGGTTTGGGATGAATGCCCGGATGCACGATGACCTCACGCATGAGGCCCGCGAAGAACAGGCTCTTATGGTTCTTCGGGCGGATCTCGTAGGGTTTGCCAACGGTCTTGCCCCGACCGGTATAAAAAGAGGCCGTACCGAACTCGATAAAGTGCGCGTACCAGGCGTCCTTGTTACCTGCGGTGAGGCGCCCGCGCATCCAGCCGTAGCCAGTTTTGCTCTTACGCTTAAACCCAATGCGGATGCTCTTTTGCAGGTTACCGGTTTTGATTGTGCCGTTGGCTGCAAGATTAGTTTTGGCAACGTCCCCTATCACCTTAAGTGATGCCCGCATGCCGCCACGCATCACATTGCCCTCGATCCTGGCGGGCAAGGTTTTGAGCAAAGCGTCGAGTTCCTTGAGGCCAGTTACCTCGACAGTGCTGGTGTTAGCCACGAGTTAAGCCCTCCGAGGCGAGAAGCGTCACCAGGACGTTGCTTTCGTCCTCGTTTAACGCTGCATGAATGTTAAAAATGCGACCCTTGTAGAGCGCTCGGTAACCGGCCACCACACGTGTGTCGGCAAGAAGGCTGGAATAACGCACCGTAAGCTGATGCGTGACCTCGCTTGCCAGCTGAGCGGCGCTCAAGCGTTCCTGACCCGAGAGCGGTTGAATATCCGCCCAGACGGTCATCACGTTGGTCCAGGTAGGGACCGAGATGCCGTAACTATCGAGCGTGGTACTCAAGCTTTGAAGTGTGAGCCGACGCGTTAGCTGACCGGCGCGCAATGTAGTCATACAAAGGCCACCTTGTAGGGGTCGAGTAACCCATCGATAAAGGGAAGCAGCTCAACCCTGCCACGACTGACCACGGCCACTTCCTCCCGGTGCGCGTAAAGACTACCCACCCGCAGCTTGATCCAACTCTTAAGACCTTCGGGGACCGTTGCCCCCGCGCCATACCCCGCATCAAACGTGACAGACACCGCAGCAATCTGAGGCAAACTGACCGGCCAGATCTGACCAAATACCGGCGTCAGGCGTGCAGGCTCACAACTTAAATCGGACGTGTAAGTGCTGCTGGGTACGGTCTGAAGCACACCTGCCATGTCGAGGTACTGAATTGAAACGACGGACTGCACCGGACACTTGTGCAATAAAATAGCGTGTCCAGGTAAAGAGAACGCTTGACCTGCGTAGATACTCGTTAGAGTTGGTCCGGGGAAACTGTCTAGCGTCATCTTCCAGCGGGCAGTCACGAGCTGACGACCGGTAATGGTTTCGGCTGCTTGACGAGCCGCAGTGATCAGCGCTGTGATGAGCGCATCATCCTCGGCGAAGTCCACCCGCAGATGAAGCTTGGCCTCAGCAAGTGAGACCGGTTCTTCTGCGGGTGGGGTGAGGAGTATCAGAGGCACGGATTAGTCGCTTACAAGATCTGGACAACAGCAGCTTGGTTAGACGCATCGGCCGGTGCAAAGCGTGGGTTCACACCCAACACCTGCGCAGACGCGAGACTTGCGGCCACACCTACAGTCAGCGACAGGCGCACAAAGCCAAAGCCGTTCACAGTGTCGAGCTCTTCGGGCTTGACGTTGATGAGTGCCTGCTTGTTATCGCCGGTGGCTTTGACAATTTGCGTGAGTGCCTTACCGGGGACGTCCTTGACCCCGGTACCAGAGCCGTCCATGGCTTGCTGCAACTTGGCATCGAGTGTGGCACTCGTTCCAAGTGCACCAGTCTGGATGACAGCCATTAGTGCGTGGTGGTTAGCAACGTTGAGCCAGCCCGTATTGACGGAGCCTGCCGCCTGAGAGACTGGATCGATCGTGGCGAGAATGGTGAGCAGTTCGCTCGCTTTTGCGTTGGGATACATGGGGTTCTCCTAAATAATGAAGGTTCAGTTCAGGCCGCAGTTCAAAGAGCAACTCAGCGTGCGGCTAACTGGATGAAGGGCGACATAGTGGTGCTGCCCTTGGCAGGCGAGATAGGTGCAGCGATCTTGGACTGACCGTCCATACGGAAGGTCGTGCGAAACGCAGTCAGATCCGCATCGAAGTAAAGGTGCATCGAGGTTGCTGTCTGCATGCCACCGGCCTTAGTGATGGTTTGGTAGTACTTGAGATCCACGAGCAGGATGTCGCCCTGGCTCGAGAACGTGTTGGCGTGTTGCGAGACAAATACCGGGCGGCCGAGCAACGTGCCGTAGGGTGAGGCCTGAATGCCGCCAACCGTCAAGCCCATAGGCATGTAGATCGGGTAATTACCCAAGGTGAGCGTGAAGAGCGCGGGCAGCACATCGTTATTGACGATCCACACCGCATTTGCAAACGAGCCAGTTGGTAGGCGTGCGATCATTTTGGCAAGGTTCTGCGCTACGAGCGTTTGCGTGGCCTGACCAGATTCTTTGGCGACCGTTACTGTGGCACCTGCTGCGAGCGCACCAATAGGCACACCGTTGCCTGCACCAAAGAGGATCGATTCGTTGGTCTTCCAGCGGATGGAGAGCGCGACCTTCTCGGGAAGATAGCTGGTTAACGCGTTGGCGTCATCGAGTAACTCATCGGTCGTGGGTACCAGTGCCATAAGTTTTTTGAGACGCAACGTGGCAAGACCTAGCACTGGTTTGGTAGCGACGGCCGTGGCCGCCTCACCCTGCCAATAAGCGCGAATGCCGTTGGTGCCCCAAGGGGTGGTTTCGTCCTTGGGAAACGCCATGCTGTTACCCGAGATCTCGACGTTGTCGGTCAGGGGCAGCAGAGAGTCCTCACCGAGCGAGAGCTTAAAGATCTCCTGCGAGAATTGAGGTGGCACAAGAAAGCCGCCGTCCTGCCCGGCTGCCTCGTTGCTAAAGGTACCAGGGGCTGCGGCATTACGACCGCCACCGATCAGCAAACGCTCGTCGATATTCTTACCGGGCTTTTCTGCCTGAAAGACAGCCTGCACGAACTCGCCCATGGTGCGAAAGCCATGCAACGGATCGGCTTGTCGGTTGTCAGTGACGCTTGGCGCAGCGAGTGTTGCCAGACCAATCCGTGATTCGTCCGCGATTAGCGCAGCTTCGCGGTCAATTGCGGTGGATGCCGAGTCAATGCGAGTACGCAGGGCTTCGAAGGCCGTGACCTCGTCATCGGTCATGTCGCGGTCTTGAGAGGCGACTAAGTCAGTCAACGCGCGAGCCTCTTTGACGAGCGCAGTTTTGCGGGCCTGATGCTCGCGAAGTTGTTTACTCATTTTTGAATCTCCAAAAAGAAAAACCCGCACAAGGCGGGTTAAAGGGATAAAACTAAAACTGTATGATGACGGCGTTAATTACAAATAAATCAGATTCATTAATTTACATTTCAGAAATTTATATAGTCAGCCTAAGTATTGAAATAGAAAGAAATCAATTAGCAAAAAAATCATTATTAGAGAGTTGTCTTATGAACGAATTTGAACAAGTTAGTAGACCGGTTTTGTTCGTCCACTCTGATCCTAATTTTCCTTATTGGGGCAAAGGATCCTCAATGCTAGTCGCGACTGCGCAGCGACATTATTGGGTAACCGCATTACATGTTTTAAGAAATAATGTGGGAAATACTGATTCTTTATGCATTTTCCCTTCTGATAATTCTAGAGTCTCATTGCCGTTCAACGAGCAGTACACCATACCAGCCATTAATTCGGATGATGACTATAAGGACGTGTTAATTTTGCGAGTTGATTTAGATCGATTCACTAAATCGGGGGATGCCACGCTAGTAGCTCAAGATGTTGAAAATGGATTTTTTGATCCAGAACAACTAATGATTGATAGTAAGTTATTGATCATTGGATACCCAAGTGAAAGTAATTGGATCAACTACGATCAGCAAATAATAAGGTCTAATCGCATTCTAATTAGCGCTAAGTTTATTGGCAAAGGCCATGATGATCACTGTCATAAACTTAAAATAGAATCGAGCCTAAAAATAGGTAATTTAGATGGGTTGAGTGGGAGCCCAGTATTTTATTTTCAGTCCAAAACGTTTCAAGGAACAACTTTTCAATTTCCCTTGTTAGTTGGAATGCTGATACGCGGAACAATCGAAAGCGGCATCGCACATTTTATCAGCGCCAAAGTTATTGAACGAATTATTAGGCTATCTGAAAGCCATTAACGTTATTTGGTTTCAACAGAGTTTCTGGTCAGAGTAGCGCCAATTCATTTATTGCTCTCGACAGTCGCGATGCAGAATTCACTTTCTTAGCTAGACCCTTGTTTCGTAGATCCTCTATCAACTGGTTTAGCGTCACGATCCCATCAACCATATTCTGTTCGAGTGCAGCGTCTGCGCCCAATACTCGCCCCTGACCCATACCGTTGCGCACTTGAGCGATTGGTACGCCACGTCCTTTGGCAACAGCTTTTGAGAAGGCGAGAAAATAATCATCCACTCGCGACTGCATGAAGGCTTGCGCCTCAGGCTCAAGCGGAGCATAGGGATTACCTTCTACTTTATAAGTACCAGCCGAAATCAGAGTTGGGGTTACGCCCTCAGCGACAAGTGCCTGCGAGTAATCGAAGTGCGCTTGCCAAACGCCAATTGAGCCCACCTCTCCACCAGGGGTCACGTAAAACTCAGACGCTGAGCAGCCGATCCAGTAGGCGGCTGAGGCCGCGAGGCTATTAGCAATCGCAATGATCGGTTTCTGTGCACGCGCGGCCACGATCTCATCTGCTAGTTCTGCAACGCCGTAGACGCTGCCGCCTGGGCTGTCTATGTCGATCAGGATCTGGCTCACCGACTCATCTGCTAACGCTTGACGCAGAGCAGCCGCAAACTTCTGCGTGCTGACGCTCCCCGGGCCAGACACATCTTCGATCATGTTGCCGCGCTGGGTAATCACACCGTACAGAGGTAAGACTGCGATCCCGCCACCAGAGACTGAAGTTGCGGTCTGGCGGCGAGCCTCGCGGGCGACTTTATCGACATCGATACCGGCAAGTACCTCCGCCGTAGCAGGTGCATGATTCGACCAGCGTGCCATCACCGCAGAGACTGCGTTCAAGCGCTCAGGCATCAGCGCCCAAGGGGTAGAGAGAAACTCGGCGATCAGTAACTCAGTCTTCATTATTGGTTTCCATAGTGTTTGTTTGATCGACGCCTGGGGCAGCTGTTTGCGTCACAGCGTCACCTTCTTCAACCATATTCAAGGGTCTGAGCGGTTCATCCAAGCCCTCAAGCGGATTTAAGTTTTCAGCAATGCGCGCTTCGTTGCGCGTGAGCCAGCCATTCTGAATTCCGCTTTGGTAGTACGCGGCACGACTTGCTGCATCGCCACGCATCAAATTTGCAAAATCAAATTCGACCTCCAACTCGTCGCCCTCAAGTAATAACTCGGATTCGATTGAGGCCTCCCAACGCTCAGCCCACGGCGTCATGGTGTGCATGACAAACTCCAAGCTTTGCTGCTCAATGTTAGAAAACGTCGCTCGATCCAGATCCGCAATCATGTGCGGTGGCACCCGAAAGAGCCTGGCAATATCTGTAATCTGAAACTTTCGAAGCTCAAGAAACTGAGCATCTTTGTTTGTGACGCCCACCTCGTGAAACTTCATACCGTTTTCAAGCACCAGCACTTTGCCTCTGTTCGCACCTGACTGGGCTTGCTGGTACGACTCACGAAATACTTTCTTCGCTTCGTTATCCTTGAAGGACCCCGGAAACTCAATCCAACCACCGGTGGGTTTGGCATCATTAGCAAAGAAACGAGCACCGTAGTCTTGGGCGGCGAGCGCCATACCCAGGCTCTCTCGAGCCAAATCGATCGGGCTTAGCCCCATGAGCCCATCAGAGGAGAGCCCTCGTAGGTGCCAGACCTGGCCACGAGACAGGATATTTTCACAACCAAACCGGTCGGTGAACCGATAACGAAACTCGCCGCTCGGCAGCAACTCGAGCCTGACCCGATCTGGGTGCAACGGCATCAACTCAGTCACCTCACCACGCGGGTTGGTGATGATCTGGTTGTAGGCGTTACCTCGAAGCGCCAAGTGTCCTTGCAGCATTTCACGCCACTCGAACGGGTTTTGAAATCTGTTCGGGCGCTTGGCCAGCAGGCGATAGAGCCAGTGGTCGGTCACGCGGTCCTTGCCACCATCGGGGCGCGCACGGTAGACAACCAGCGGTAAAGAGGCCATGGTCTCCGACAGCACACGCACGCAGGCATAAACTGCCGCTAGCCTAAGCGCGCTGTCAGGTGAGACACGCATGCCGCTGCTGCCACGAGCTGAGAGGGGTTCAAAAAAGAAGTCCCCCCAGTGCGATCTGTCACCGCTTGAGGCTCGGAAGCGATCAAAAAAACTGAGTATCCCCATCAAATCAGAGCATCAACAATTCGTAGTCCGCACCCAGCACCACCGAGTCTCCCGGTTTGATCGCGCGCGAAATCGCCATGATCAGTGCCACGATGCCGTCGATTTTGTTTTCAGCTCGCTCCTTTCGTGGATAAATATTGTCTTTGGCATCCAGGTGGGCCACAACGTTGCTGGCCATCCAGCCAAGCACCGGGTCACCATCGTGGAATAGTTTCTTCTGGAGCACGAGGGCTTCCAGAGTTTTCATGGGTTCAGAAAAATTCAATACTGTCGGACGCAGTTCAATCATCGGCAGCCCCTCGCTAAGCATCCTGGTAGATAACTGCGTGGCCTGAAAAGGATCAAAGGCCACTGCCTGCACTGCAAACCTTGAGACAAGGTCCGAGAGATCGGCCTCGATCCAACTGAAATCAATCACGTTGCCAGGCGTCACCGTTAAGCGCCCGGTGTGCATCCAGCCTGAGTACTGACTGTTGCCGGCAGCGTTCACCGTATCTTCGGGCAAGTAATACTTGCCAAACACGGCATAAGCATCGGCAATCTCCGGGTGCTGAAACACCAGCGCGAGCGCTGCAATGTCCGTCTTGCTGGCCAGATCCAGACCAATCCAGCAGGGTTGACCCACAAAGGATTCAATGTTTAGGTCGGGGTTCGCGCACGCATCCCACGACCGCATATCCATCCAGGCGGTATCTGCGTTGACCCACTCGTTTAAGTGCTTGGTCTTGAAGTTGTTGACTGCGCTGGGTAACTGCATGGCCTTGGCTTGCAGAGGACCCAGAATCTCTGAGCGCACTGAGATGCCCCAATTCGGGTTGGCTTTGATGAGCGACTCTTCGCTTGTCCAGTCATCACCATCGTCCAGTCCGTAGATAATTCCGAACTGACTGTCATCCTCAAACACGCCATTGAGCAGCTTAGTCACAAAGCTGCGCACTTCGTAGCAAATGCCAGACCGATTCGAGCCCGCTGTTGTGATCACCCACAAGAGCGAATTGTCACGCTTGCCGGTACCGGTCTCGACTACGTCATAGACCGTACGCGTTTTGTGCGCATGCAGCTCATCGACGCAACCGAAGTGGATGTTCAAACCATCAAGGGTTGAACCCTCAGCCGAGAGCGCTTCAAACTTAGAACCCGAGGCCAGCACGTTCATGTTGTGCGCGCCGACATTTACGTTAAAGCGATTACGAAACCCGGGGCTTCTGCGCGCCATGGTCTGCGCATCACCAAAGACAATACGCGCCTGGTCACGCGTGGTGGCCAAGGAATAGACCTCCGCGCCACCCTCGCGATCTGCAGCAAGCATGTATAGCGCGAGTGCTGATGACAGGGTTGACTTGGCGTTACCACGCGGCACCTCAATATAGGATCTGCGAAACCTGCGCTTGCCATCCGGTTTGACCCAGCCGAACACGGTGGTCAGGATAAATACCTGCCAGGGTTCAAGCTTGATCATCTCTCCTGCGAGAGGACCTTTAACGTGGGGCAGGCGTTCAATGAAGGCACAGAGATTATCCGCAGGAGCAAAGCTGCGGCCGTCTTTGTCAGTGAGTCTTGGATTAAAGCGGTAGGGACTGGCTTTACCTTTGAACTTCGCCAGATCATTTAACTGGCGCTTGCATGCCCTTTGTACCCAGTTGCACGTCAGAATATCGCCGGCTACCACGGCCTCTGCGTAACGTTTCGCAGCGGTTGCATAATTCTCTGAAGGCATCAGTCAAGTTCAGCCTGCAATATCTGCCCACGGATCCATGCCTTCATCAGCAGCTTCCATCGGTAGCGATACACGTGAGCGCGACGCAGGAGTAAACCCCATCTCAGTCGCAGCCTTGGTCATAATCTGGGCTTGCTTGTTGGCAATCGCAAGGTACGGTGACTGCATTGGCACTCCGGTGTTTGGTGCTTTTACAAGCAGACCGGTCTTGTTAATGCCCGTTTGAGCTTTGCGATATAGATCTGCTGCACAGGCCCAGACTTCGAGCACAGACATATCCAAGCGTTTCAATAAATTAGGCGGTGCACACTGAAGTGCATAGCGCCAGGCTGACTTCGCGCCCTCGGCCATGTAGTCTGGCGGGTCAACTAGTTCACCCTGAGGCTTTGGTTCGTTCAGATTTGTGCGGCACTTCTGTAACGTCCCTCTGATTTTCTTAACTGTCGTGGGTAGTGGTTTGCGACCAGCCATAAATATTCCAATTGGGGGGATCCCCCCTTGTTTCAATTTGCACGCGCAAAAATTTGACTAAGGCCACGCCTCACTACTTTCAGACTGTAGAGATTCAGACCCCCTAGGGGGTGTAGCGCTTGGCTGCAGTCTCGCGCGCGGTCTTGCGGTTGTGGCACGACACGCAAAGAGGCTGTAGGTTTTGCCAACCAAAGCGCTCACCACCTTCCTTGAGGGGCTGAACGTGATCAGCCACCACCGCAGGGGCTATGCAACCAAGTGCGCTGCAAGCCTTGCAGGTCGGGTGCTCACGCAGAAAGGCTGCGCGAACCGAGCGCCAGCGCACCGACTGATAAAAGTTACGTTCAGAGTCAAAGCCTCGTCGAGCACGACCGTAGTCTCGGTGCACCAGCGCAAGGTGTCTGTCGCAGTAGCCAGGCGTTGCTAACAGCTCCGGGCAGCCGGGGTGACGGCACGGTGTCGGTGCACTTCGTGGCATAAGCGCTTTATTCCAACTTTTTATCAAATTCAAGCAAAGTTCTTGCAGATAGTGCTTGGCTTGTTGCGTCTTCGGAGCGTTCATACAGACGTCTCAAAGACGCTTATCAATCAACCTGCCGGAGCACCCCATGAAACTCACGACACTGACACCGAGCCAAAGCCAACTCCTTGAAGCCGCGGCCTGCCATCCGCAGCATTTACTCACAGACTTCCCAGCAAACCTAAAAGGCGGTGCACTCATCAAAGTGCTCACAAGCCTTGGCAACCAGGGCTTGATCCGACCCCACAGCAAAGCTGCCTCTGGCAACACGCAATTTGCAATCACCAATGAAGGGCTGCAAGCGATCGGTGTTCAACCGCCGGTTGTACTGAAGCGTGAGGTGAGTAAGCAAGCAATCTTGGTCGAGCTCATGAGCCGCCCCGAGGGTGCAACCCTTGCGCAGATGGTTCAAGCCACTGGTTGGCAGGCACACACGGTGCGCGGCTGCTTAGCTGGGACCTTAAAGAAAAAGCTTGGACTTCTTATTGACTCAGTCAAAGAGACGGGCGGTGAGCGCGTCTACAGAGTCTCACCCATTACAACTGTTTGCGCCTCACTTAGAGCCTGAGGCGTTAGCTCTGCGAAGGCTTGGCCATCCGACTCTCGGGTGGCCTTGAGTCCTGTGTAGTCTTCCCAACGCTTGACGATGACGTCAACGTACTTGGGATCCAACTCAACTAGCCGCGCTTGGCGATTTGTTTTTTCGCAGGCAATTATGGTCGTGCCCGAGCCGCCAAACAAATCGAGCACAATATCGCGGGTCTTCGAAGAGTTCTTGATCGCGCGTTCAACCAACTCGACTGGCTTCATCGTTGGATGCAGGTCGTTGACGCGCGGCTTGTTGTAGTTCCAGATGTCTGATTGATCACGATCGCCACACCAGAAATGTTTAGTGCCTTCTTTCCATCCGTAGAGGATAGGCTCGTACTGGCGTTGGTAATCTGCGCGCCCAAGCGTAAAAGTGTTCTTGGCCCAGATAACAAAGGTCGACCACTTGCCACCCGCTTCCAGCCACGCCCTTTGCAACGTATGTAACTCTGAGGAGCTCATGCACACGTAGCAGGCCCCCTTGGTAACGATGAGCAAGTTTACGCACGCATCGTACAAGAACTGATAGAAGCCATCACCCAAGGCGTCGTTCATAATGCGACGGTCTTTGCCTCGCATTTTGTCCTTGGCGTTGTTGCCATAATCGACGTTGTAAGGTGGATCGGTAAAGGCCATGTCGGCGAGCTGACCGTTCATTACACGCTCAACATCTGTGAGCACGGTAGAGTCACCGCACAGCAGGCGATGCTGACCCAAGAGCCACACATCACCAGTTTTAGAAACTGGATCGACGGGCACGTCTGGCACGGCATCATCTTCGGTAAGCCCCGTCGTGTCACCCTCGCCGTTAAGCAAGCGCTCAAGCTCCTCGTCACCAAAGCCCATCAACTCTAGATCAAACCCAGCGTCTTGCAACTCGGCGAGTTCAACGCCTAGCAACTCGTTATCCCAGCCAGCGTTGGCAGCGATACGATTATCAGCCAGGATATAAGCCTTCTTTTGGATCGCCGAGAGATGAGTCAGTTCAATGACTGGCACCTCGGTCAGTTCAAGTTTGCGCGCCGCCGCGAGACGTCCGTGCCCTGCAATGACACCTCGCTCACCGTCGGTGAGGATAGGATTGGTAAAGCCAAACTCAGCGATTGAGGCGGCGATCTGCGCCACCTGTTCGTCGCTGTGCGTGCGGGCATTGCGCGCATACGGGATGAGCGAAGCCACCGCGACCATTCGGATCTCGGGTGTCATGAAAATTCTCGGTGTTGGTGTGTGTGAGAGTCGCTGTCGGCTTGACGGACTTGCTCACACAAGATGTAGGGGCTTGCCCCAAACAAAACGCCCACAAGGCATATGCTGTGTGGGCGTGATTTGAGTGATTAACAAAATGATAGTGCTTCGATATATACCGTGTCAATGGGTTTTCGTACTAAATTACAAATTAGACTTTCTTGCCCTATGAGCGAGTACTTTTTCGCAAAGCGCGATGAACTCCTCCAGCCCGAGATCATGCTTCGCATCGTTGGTACGCCAAGCGCAAATATTGAAGTTGGCGCTCCCGTGACGCGGATCGTCGATATGATCAACGGTCGGAAGCAAGGCGAACTTATGTTTGTAATCTCGCCCAAACTGTTTTGACTCATCGTTATCGTATTGACTAATTAAAGTCCAATCCAACTTCTCACCCGTATAAACGTCCAGCCCCTCGCTAGCCAGAACGGCCTGGTGAATCGCATCGCGATAGACGAGCGCTGACACTTTCGCACCGTTCCTCTTATCGCGCGCGACAAGGGACTTCGCCTTTCGAGAAAGCCAGCGCTCGTAGGTGTCCTGCTCGACCACAGTCACCAGAAACTCTGGCCGTTGATACTTTCTCGATTTTGGCTCTGTCATACGGGGAATGGTAATACGTTTTAGTGTGGTTCAGTCGGAATGCTGGTACCCATAATGCACCGCCAACACCCCAAGCGCGCCGACCAAGATCCCCTTGGCTTCGTACTGATTCAGTGCTCTACCATTCCAGCCCTCAAGCGTTGACCACTCCTTCACACTTTGCCCTAAGCCGGCTACGTGCCACACTGCGCACCCGCCAGGACTTGTGAGGCCACCCACCGCGTCGAGCGCCTGCCCGAGTCTCTTTCGGGCCCAGGCACAACGCTCGGTCATGCTGTCTTGCCAGTGCCCGCCGGGGATCCGATCCAAGGCCGGTGCGCCGACGGGGTTGAGTTGAGCAAACACAAAATTTCTTGCAAAGTCCTGACCCGCATCGTGCATCGGCACCGTGATTGCGCCGTTGCGCAGCAACAGACCGAGTGAGTCCACCGTTCGAAAATGCTCCGTGCGAAAGGTCGTACCTTCCTCCTCAATACTCACCCATTCACCCACCCGGCCACCGGGTAAGCTGACCAGCGCGCCTGGCTCAAGGGCCGCCGTTGGTTCTGACGCTCGTGCTGATACTTGCGCAGCTTTCCTTTTAGCCACGGCGCACCTCCCCACCCAAGACCGTGGCAGCCTCTTGTGCCAAAGCCCAGTGCAACAGCGCCAGCGCATCAGCCTCGTTGTCGTCCCTGACCGCGTAGCCCTGCGCCTTCATAGCAGAGATCACCTCAGCCTTACCTGCGTTGCCGCGGCCCGTAGCGTGGCGCTTGATGGTACCCACAGGTACACCCAGATAAGGGATCTGATGCTGTTCGCACCAGGCGGTAAGCGTAGCCATCAGACCGCCGTAGACGTGCGCAGCGTCCACGCCAAGGTGTCGGCGCACCTCCTCGAAATAAACAGCGCCAATGCCCTCTGGCGCGACCACAACGGCCTTCATCTCGGCAAGCCAGCGACCAAAGCGCAGGTAGCGCATCCCGCCGCCCTCGAAGCGTTGCGTTTTAAAACTAATCACACCGTGGGTGATCGGTGTGGCGGGCGCGCGCAGTGCCCAGCCGGTGGTCGTGCCCAAGTCCAAAGCGAGAATCGTGGTGCGAGGTAAGTCAAGGCGTGGTGAGGCAAGTTCAGTGATGTTCAAAGCAACCTCCAAGGAGCGTACAAGGGTTCTTGTGCGGCCTGGAGGAGCAGCGCCACGCGCCGTGTCAGGGCAAGTGTGGCTCCTTCATGCCCGAATAACTTTCGGGTGCGTGGGCTGGCCGGTACGAGACCGACCCTTTCTTCAATACTTCATCTTTCAAGCCTAGTGGGTGTGGCAGGGTAGTTATTTAAATACTTCATCTTTCAATATATATACCTATTTCTCTCTCTCAGAGTGGTCCACGTCTACGCGCGCACGCGCGCGCGAGACACACACTCTCTCTAGGGCCCCCCATATATATGTATATAGAGGCACCCCCCTTGAAATAAGGCAAAAGTTGAAATAAGTTTTTCAAACCTCGGGCTCCTGGATTTCTGGCAACTTGATCCACTGGCTGGGCCGCCCCCCGGTGGGCAGGGTGCTCAGCTCGATCAGTCGTGCTTCGGCTAAGGTGTGCAGCACACCATCGCGCTGGCGGTGATCCATAAACTGGGTGCGACGCGTGAACTCGCTTCGAGACAAGCCCCGGGTGCCCGCATCGCGCACGATCTGAAGCGCACGTTTGTGATTGGACTCGACTTGGTTTTCTGAGACGCGTGCGCGAACTTCGCGGATGGTGAGCTCCGCGCAATGACGCGAGAGCATGATCCCCCAATGCGCATCGTGATCCTCAATCGTCGGGGTAACCGGATCCCTTGAGACGGCGCGAATGAGTGCGAGCTTGCTTGCGTTTTCCTCGATTCGCGCAAGGATCGACGAGTACCCGGTCCCCTGCGACGCGCGTAGACGCTCAAGCATCGACTGGTCAAGCTCCTTGAACGCAGCGCGCGCGGCAGCACTCGCAGGCACAACCCGCGGCTCAACCAGCACTTCGTCAATCGCACCAACGTCGGCCAAGTTGCCGCCAAGCTGACCCCCACCCTGATGGATGAGCGCCAAGCGGTCAATCAAATCCTGCGGCGGGTCGATCACACCAAAGACCTCGTTGCTGTCGGGGAAGTCGCGCTCGCTTTGCAAAATCAGAAAGCGCGCAAGCGAGCCATCGGCAACGTTAGACGCCTGCAACGCCTGCCAGAAGTGAACGGGTGTTGTGGTGCCGTAAATGCACGCACACGGCTGGTGGATCGCTCGGTGTGCGTTATTGTTCTGCGTACTCGCATACTCCACACCAAAGTAGGTGGTGCCAGAGGTCGTGTAAAGCTCGGTCATCAGATCCAGAATCTCGCAGATATAGCGCGGGGATCTTTTACGATCGGCTGCCGCGGACAGGAACATGCCGAACTCGTCTAGCTGAAACAAACTCGCGGGCTGGCGCTGAATCGCTGCGATCAGACCCGCGCCCGAGGCGATCTTGTTGCCGCCCAAGTATTGCAAGAGCCCCGCGCGGCGAAACAACTCGTTGATCACCAGGCGGCTGTGGTTCTTGCCCGCACCACTCTCAGCGATCCCCACCACATACAGGTTTGAGCGCGTATTGCTCTCGGTCCGGTACTTGCGCCCCATGAGCGCACCGACCGCACACAAGCTTGCACCCAACGCCAACACCGGCTGCGGGCGTTTGGCCGTTGTGGCCATGAGCGCCATCATGTCAGCGATCACACCTCCCACCCGATCCCAGCCCGCAGGTAGTGGTTTAGGCTGCGGTAATACCGGTGCAGCGCTTGAAGAGTCTAAGGTAATCAGGTTTTGAGTCTGCAGGGCTTGTAGCAACTCCTTAGCCGGGTGATGTCCGTTCATGACGACCTCACCGTTGAGTTGTAGGTCTTGCGCGGGTACCCAGCCCTGGTCAAGCGCCAGCTTATAAATGGTGCCTGCACCAATGCGCTGGGGCGCAAAGCTTGACCAGCTTTTTGCGGTCGTCTTGGCATCGTTTTTGACTGAACTCGCAGACCACGCCTCAAAGAGCGGCCAACCCGCTTCAGCCAACGCCCCTTTGATGGCCATACCAACTCGCACCCAGCTGTCGTAGTGAAGATCTTGATTCTCAACAAACAGGAGCGCGTCTTGCACCGCATCAAAAGTACCCCGCTGCTCGGGCAGGTTGGCAAACTCTGTCGGCGCTTTTAAGCCAACACTCAAGCTCTTAGGGCGCAAGGCGAGCGGCACCATCTCGTAGGCCTGACGCGCAAACTCACGCGCCTGCGCCTCGGTGATTACGGGTAACTCAGCAATTGCGATGTCAGCCAAGGTCTGGACCGGCCACGCATAGGGCTGACCCGTATCGGGATGAATGCCGTAGGCAATGAACTGCTGACCTAAGCCCAGCACCTCAATGGGCGGATATTTAAAACCACTAAAGGGCTGCGCTGCGCGATAGACCAACAACCGTTTAGGGGCATGACCAATGCGCACCGCTGGCGTGTCACCCAGCAGCCGCTTGGCCAAACCCTCGATCTGCACCGCGATGTCTTCAGACTGCAGCACGTCGATATCAATGCCAATGACGCGGCCTGCGGCAATACCAATGCCCGCCTCGGGCCAGTCACCCCAGATATCGACTTCGTTTTCCGTCGTGTCGCGCTCACAGTGACGGCTCCACTTCGGATAGTCCTGCCAAGCCCCCAGGCGGTACATCCCCGGCTTCTTGGTGCTGGGCTGAATCGGCAAGATGGCATAGCCACGATCGACGAGTGTGGCTCCGAGTTGAGCCATGAAGTTAGGTTGATTCATGCCTGCCTTAAAAGGGAGAGTCGTTTACGGGGTCTGCTGCGTAAGCGGTGCGTAGTGAGTCCTGAAAGGCGGTGACAGCCACCTCAATCAAGGTTGCCCACTGCTCTTGGGTAAAGGCAGCAAGGTCAGTCTTACCTAGCGACTCGACATACTCGCCCCCACTTTGGCAGGCCACAGACAGCGCCTGACTTTCGTGCTTATTTGGATCAATCATTGCCTTTAACCTTGCTGTAATGTTTTGGCAGAGCATCGAGCACAGCTGCAGTCTCGGTGTCTCTGCGTGGAGGAAACGCGGCGAAAACCCAAACCCTCGGGCAGAACGCCTGCATACGGCGCACAGCATCAGAAGCGTGCACCCACAATCTGAACAAAGCGCCCGTTGGGTTTGACTGCAATCTGAGAGGGGCACTTCAAGCCTTGTGTCAGTGCCAAAGCTTCATCGACGCGCTTGGGCAGTCCTTTGCCGGGCGCGCGATTTGCCCACCAGCTGGCCGCCTTTTGGCGCGCATAGCCGTCGTGCTCGAAACACACCCACTCGCTGTGAGAGTTCAGCCCACACTGATAATCCACGCGCAGTGAGGGCGGCTTGCCCGGTTTATCATGACGGGCGTAATTAACCTGCGTGACAGGCACCCACTGCGGTGGTCCACCAGACAAGATGTCCAGGTTGCTTGCACGCGCCTCAATCTTGATTTTTGGCTCAGGAAACAGGTGACCGCAGTCGGGGCATTCGCGCACCGCTGCGTGCACAATGCTGTTGCAGTCTGGGCAATCTTTGGTGGGTGCCTCTCCCTCTTCCCCTGCCTTCGGGGTCTTGGGCTTAATCGCATCGATGGGACCGTGGCGCGCAATGTTGCCCGCGAAGTCCAGCACCAGGCAGTCAGTCTTACCCGGTGCGAGCCGACAACCACGGCCCACGATCTGTACATACAGCCCAGCCGATTTGGTCGGGCGCAACATGGCGATCAAGTCCACTGCTGGCGCATTAAAACCAGTGGTCAACACATTGGCGTTGGTCAGGCACTGAATGCGCCCGGCTTTGAAGTCCTTGATGAGGGCTTCTCGCTGCGCGCTTGGCGTATCACCCACGATGGTCTCGCAGGTAACGCCTCGGGCACGCACAGCATCTCGTACGTGATACGCGTGATCAACTCCCGCGCAAAAGATCAACCAGCTCTTGCGGTTAGCTGAGTACGAAAAAATCTCATCGACCGCGCTTTGCGTGATCGCGTCTTGGTCAATCGCCGCTTCCAGATCCTTAGCAATGAACTCACCCCCGCGGGTCCCGACCTCAGAGACATCGAGCTCGGTGGCCATGCGTTTAGAAATGAGCGGAGACAGGTAGCCGTCATCGATCAACTCGCGCACCGTCACTTCGTAGGCGATGTCAGTAAAAATCGCCTCTTCACCTTCGTGCAACCGACCCGAATCCAGACGGTATGGAGTTGCAGTCAACCCGATGACCTTGAGCATAGGATTCAGGCGCTTGAGCCCGTCCAAAAAGCTGCGATACATCGTGTTCGAGGAGCGTGGAATCAAATGCGCTTCATCGATCAGCACCAGATCGCATTGTTGAACGCCGTAGACATGCTTGTGAATAGACTGAATACCAGCGAATAAAATCTGCGCACTGATTTCACGCTTTTTTAGCCCGGCCGAGTAAATACCAGCTGGTGCTTGGGGCCACAGTTTGATGAGTTCGGCGTGATTTTGCTCGATTAACTCACGCACGTGCGTCACGATCAGAATGCGCTGATCCGGATAACTTTTTAAAACACCTTCAATAAAACTTGCCATGACCAAGGATTTGCCCCCGGCCGTTGGAATCACCACTAAGGGATTTCCAGTCTCAGCGGCGAAATAGTTGTAAATACCATTTATGGCTGCTGTTTGATATGCGCGTAAATTTAAAGACATGAGACGTTCTCCATACGTTTAACAAAGCCCTGATCGCGCCAGCGCTCACCGCTCGGCAACAGGTATTCCACCCAGTCCTCACCAGCATCGACTTGCTGCGCGGGTACCAAGTCAGGCACAAAGAGATGGAGCGAACACCCAGCGCGCTGCTCCCTCTCCCCAATGGGTTGCTTTAGACGAGCACAGTGCCAAGCACCTTCAACAGGTGTCGCGTGCAGGCACGTCCGACAATTCACGCTTGGCGCTGTCTGGCCATGACAGACGGGCGCGTGGTCGCACAGCCGGCACTGATACCAGCTTGGATCCTCACTTATTCTTGGCAGTGGGGTTGCGGCAAAGATGACCCGCTGCGCTTTACTTAGAAGGTTTTCAGCACAAGCGCGATCCGCCTCAAGCCGTTCAACATAGAGCTCGTCGTTGTCTTTGTTGACCGCCAAGTACATCGCACGGCTAATCCCCGTTAAATGCATATAAATCTGCATCTGCGTGTAATGCTGCGGCTTGCTAGCCTGCACTTTCTTACTAAGCAAATCGTTGAAGCTTTTTTTCGAGTGCGTTTTAAACTCGAGTACGTGCCAGGTTTTAGGTGCCTCAAGTA